GCTGATCTTACAAAATTGACTGTAGAGCCTCCCAAGGGCTTTGGATCACATGGATCTGCGGAAGAAATAGCTCTCAAAGCTTTTCAAGCTAAGAAGGAAGCTGAAGAAATCTTCACCGCATATAAAAATCAGGTTATTGCCGAGCATGGCGTGAATGAATGGGAAAAACTGCAACGTCAAATTATTGACACCCGTAAACGTCTGAAGGCGGAGGCGATTGCAGCAGCGCAACGTAAGGCTGAAGATCAATTCTTAGCAACTGTGATCGGTCTTAGTCTGATTGCTATATCAATGACTGTTTACATGGTATATTACGCACTCACTTATCGTTAGGGGAAGGTTATGAATCTTGGAAAATTTGGAGATTTGGTTGGGGCGGTTGCTCCTACGATTGCAACAGCGCTTGGTGGGCCTTTGGCGGGCATGGCGGTTAAAGCTATTTCTAGCGCATTGCTTGGGCATGGTGATGGCTCTGAGGATGACATTAACGCTGCTCTTGCTAATGCAACGCCTGACCAGATTACTGCGCTTAAAAAAATAGATTCTGACTTTAAAGTCCAGATGAAGTCTCTGGACATTGATCTTGAGCAATTAGCCGTTCAGGATCGTGACAGCGCCCGTCAAATGCAGATTCAGGTGCATGATTGGATACCTCGTGCCTTGTCAATTTGCGTGACTGTGGGTTTCTTTGGCATCCTTTTCTACATCATACGTTACGGATTGCCGACATCGGGCTCAGAGGCTCTTCTAATGATGCTGGGAGCCCTTGGAACAGCGTGGACTGGCGTGATGTCATTTTACTTTGGATCATCGGCTGGTTCACAACGTAAAGACAATACGATTCATCAAGCATTGAATGGGAAATAACATGAAAGAGAATTTTGATTCAGCTTTTGAACAAGTCATGAAGTCTGAAGGTGGGTTTGTAAATGACCCCCGCGATCCCGGCGGCATGACCAATCATGGTGTGACCAAAAAAGTGTGGGAAGCTTATGTGGGGCATGAAGTCGATGAAGAAGCTATGCGCTCTCTTACTCTTGAAGATGTCAAACCTCTTTACAGAAAAAACTATTGGGATTCTGTCGATGGTGACAGCCTTCCTTCTGGCGTTGATTATGCTGTATTTGATGTTGCCGTAAATTCAGGCGTTGGACGTGCTGCAAAGTTCTTACAGCAGGCTGTAGGTGTAGAGGCTGATGGTCAAATCGGCCCCCACACCCTCTCAGAAATTAGTGGGCAAGTCCCGGAAGAAATCGCCATAAAAGTTTGCGACACTCGTATGCGTTTTTTAGAAAGTTTGCCAACATTTGCGGCGTTTGGTCATGGTTGGACGAATCGGGTTGAGTCTGTGAAGGCTCTGTCGATTCAGATGGCGATGAACCCCCCTGCAAAGCAGACTGAGCCAGATCCGACTCCAGTTGTGGCGCAGATTGATCCTCTGACTGAGGCTCCTGCTGTTGAGGCTGATTCGTAGACAATAACGTGCCTTCAAATAGGTACGTTCCGACGTGGCCTAAGTTCATCCAAGGGGCGGCGAATATTTGCCCCCCTGCAAGCCTCCACAGCCGGCAGAAGTGATAATCCTCTGACAGGAGACGCTGTGTTTCAGGCTCAATGCTGGTCGCAAAGAACTCTTTGATAACCTCACCAGCTTTTTCAAGCTCTGTGACCGCCACAACATCATTTTTGTATGATGGTACGCTGTCAGAAAGCTTTTCAAACACTTCACGTTTAATCAGCATCATGCCTGTACCGCCTGCAAAGACCTCCACAGGCTGATTGGCAGGCACTGTGATCTCAGGCGCATAGTTTACAAGATTAACCACCCATGCCCCTGTGTGGCTCTTGAGTTGATCCACAGGCACATTGTTTTTAACGGCACGTTCAACTGTGTACCAGTTGATTTCTTTCTTTGGGTAAATACCGCAGATCACATCCTTGTCAGCCTGAAGCATCCAGATGATGTCTTGAGCTTGAAAGCGAATATCAGCATCAATGAACAGCAAATGTGTTGCGTTTGATTTTAGGAATTGAGCTGTAAGAGCGTTACGAGCGCGAGTAATTAAGCTTTCATTGAACATGAAAGAAATTGAGGCGCTGATACCAGAGTTAATGAACGCGCTTTGAAGCTGCATTATGCTCTGCGTATAAACGCCTGTGCACATACCGCCGTACATAGGCGTGGCAATAAAAACGTGTGGTTGAGTTTCTTCAGTCATTTTTTACCTTTCAAAACTTGATAATTTGCAGAACACATTGTTCTCGACTTTGTGACCATCATCAAATTGAGTGATAACGTAGGCGCGGCCTGTTTTGACATCGACAGCCATAACCATGTTACCTTGGTTTCCTATTTGATGAATTATACCCATGTTGTTTTCATAGGTTGTATACATTTGTGCAGGAAGATCATTGTCCCATTGAATAACTCCCTTACTTTCGTGAACTGCATATTTTACAGTATGACCATTGGCGATAGTGCAATCACCAGCAGCCCATGTCTCAGCAAATGCTGTAGATGGAAAAATTAAAAAACAAATAATAAATTTTATGCAACGATCAATGTTCATTGATTTCTCCTACATAAACATGAGCTGATGCGTGTTCTGCATATTTCTTCGATACACAAATGCTGACAATCTGTTTGTCATCTTTGTATACAATACCATTCATTGCATCCGCCAAAAGTTTTACGATATTGTCAAGGTCGGGCTTCGTTGTTGGGTGTTCAATTCCCTCTAATGCGGCCTTACGTTTGGCTTTTGTAAAACTCTTGGGAATTTCTACATAAATTGCAAATGTGGCCTTCAGAGCCCCTGTAAAAGGTTCCATAGTACCCATTGCTTCAGATGCAAGATATTTGATGTAAGCCTCAGCATTAACTGTTTCCTTCGGCGTGTAAATGCGGCCTTGACGTGTTGCTCGCGGGCGTTGTTTACCACGCATAGGACCAGAAATATTGAAGCTTACTTCCATCACTCATCATCCTTTTTTCTAGAACGAATATGATCTTTGTATTTTAAAGAAAAAAAATTTGCAGCTGTGCTAGCCATCATAATATCATCTCTAACTCTTTCAATTTTTAGATTCAAATTTCGCAAACCCTCAATTGCTCGTTCTATTTTTAAGCGTTTTTCTTTTATAGATTCTTCAAATACAGCTTCTTCCAATTTAGTAATTTGCCACCGCAAGGATTCTACTATATCTCTTAATTCGCTTGGATTTCCTGCTGTCGCATCAAGCATAGTGCAAATTTCTTGATAAACCTGTACGTATGTCATTAATAATTCTTTACTCATAGTCCTTCTCCTTCGGTGGTTCGGGTAAAGGCATCCAATGTGATGCTTCCATAATACGAGATGCTATTGTTCCGTCTTGCTCTTTGTGTTCATACAAATCAAAACAGTGCCTTATTATGTCATCATCTTTTCTTATCCAATTAAAAGAAAATTTTCCAATTCCAACGCGTTGCCCATACTCCGCTTGGTTACCTTTTGTGGCATGAAGCATAATAACTTGATCTTTTGGTGCAGTCTCTATTGGTCGCCACTCATCCACTGGTTTGGATAACAATACATCAGATTCTTTTGCCACAACAGCAACTGGTGCAAATCCTAATAATGTTAAAAAATTACGCTTGTTTATCATCACTCAGTCTCCTTTTGCATTTTTTAAATCTGATACCAAATCTTTTATCATTTTAGTTGATTGTAATGATGTTTCAGTAAATTTATTTAATTCTATTAATAACTTATTGTTTTCACCACGCAATCGATCTATCTCTTCGGCGGCTTGTTTGCGCTGCTCAATAGCTAATTCAATTTCCCAGTCGTGAAGTTCTTGACGCAATTGTTCAACAAAATTGTCAACCATTACTTATTATCCTCTAATGCGGTGCGAGCTATTTCAGCACATTTGCAAACAAACCCGCAATCAACTTTTACAACTTCTCTTAATGCTGCTTCCAGCTGCTCAATGCGGTCGGCGGCTTCTTTGCGTTCAGTCTCATAAACTTTCATTTGATGCTGAATGTCTTCCCTAGCATTCACAGAAAAATCTTCATTGAGCCGTTTCACAAGATCGTCAGTCATGTGTCACCTCAGAACGGGACTTCGTCATCAACAACAGGTTTAGGCCATTGCTTATTCTCATCGGCCTTATAGTTGTTAATGCTAATCGAGATCAGATGATTGCGTGGCGTAGGCTTTTTCCATGCTGACAACTTAATCTCAGATCCCTTGCCGTAATCCTGATCGAGAATGATGTTGCCAGTGTAATCTGGTTGCCCTTCTTTTGTCTTTTTGTCGTTAATGAACAAAACGCCTTTACCGTCAGTCTTATACTTCTTGGTCATATTCAGCTCCATTCTTCAGGATAATTGTTTCTACAAGTTCTTTATTCGCATCTGTGAAAAGTTGTGTTTTGGCAATCTTTTCTTCATCAGAAAACTTCTTGGACGCTTTGATCTTTTCGACCATGTCGAAGTAGGATTCCTCCCAGTGCTCGGCGTCCACGCAGTTTTTATATAACTTCACAGAGCCGTCGCTCTCTGGAGTGTAAAGAGGGAATCCACTGCCTTCTTGAATTACCTCACCTTCGATAACTTCCTTGATAGATATATTCGTTGGCTCAGGTCGAAAGTCCTGTATTTCCTCTGGCGTATATTCACCTGTGAGAACGCCCGGATAGACTGTGCGTATGCCTTCAGAGATCACGCGAGCACGAAGCATTGCGCGAGGATAGAGCTTCCAATTATCCTTGGTTGCTAATCCAATGGCCTTGGCTTGTGCAAGAGTCCATGCCAGCTTCAGAGATCCGCCTTGTGGATGTGAAAAGACAGCTTCCACCTTATCATCGGTGTACGATGTCCAATCGACTCTGCCACCAGCTTGTTGAAAGCGGGCGAGCATTGCATCAGCCTTGAGCGCCGGGCGTCCTTGAATGATGTGATACTCTTTTGCGACTGTTGCGGGATGACGGCCTTCAGCCTGCGCCACAGCCATCAATGCCAAGACTTGTGTTTGATCCTTAAGACCAAACAGACCAGATTTAGCAATGGCAGATGCCATTCTTTCCTGATCGTCAAATGGTACGATGTTACTCATGTTAAACTCCTTCTTGTTTACGACCACGTTTTTTAACAACTGGTTTCTTTAAATTTTCATTTTCTAATTGAAGTTTATTTAACTTAAATTCTAACGTGGTAATCCATGAACTTTTTTCATTTAATTTCTCATTTAATTTGTGTATTTCTTTTTTTAATTGTTCGTTTAGCATTGCTGTTGCGATCATGCGACCTAACAGAAAATCTGCCGTTGCCATTGGCACAATTGTTTCATTACTCATGTTTTTCCCCTTTACTTTAACAAGAACCGACGGCTTCCTGCCGCCTCTTTGCTATACCTGTCGTAGAGATCAGGCATATCTGACTGCAACGCCTTTGCATCAAACTTCTTTGAGCTTTTAGCGTTCTTCCATGTTGCAAGGATCTCTCCCTGCACATTCACGAGCGTAGTTTTATCACCCATATAAGACTGCAAGTAAGTTAGACCTTCGGCTTCCTTTTCTTCCAGATCTTTTATGCGCTCTTTAATAGTTTTAAGAGCATTATATACGCTTTCAATTTGAGCATTGGCTGTGATCGAGCCTTCATAACCAACAGGGAATATAGCTCTTGCTTGTTCTGGCGATTCAGGATCAGGCATTGTTCCGCTAACAGCCATTGCCCACCATTTAGCAGCCTGCTGAACAAAGTCCTGCTTCATGTCGTCTGTGACGTCGAGCCTCCAATAACGGAAGGCTTGGCCCCCGAATAATACTGCGAAATAGACGTGGGGCTTGTTAAAGACAACTGCTTCATGAACGCATTGAACAAGGTCGGGCAAAGGAAGCGCGTTTCCATCGGCGTCCATGTCTGGATACTTGTTGATGACAGCAGCATTGAAATTCTTGACTTCAAGGAGTCCTCCATCTTCTGTTTCAAAATCACCATGAGCGCGTAACCATGGCTCTTTATCGTATGTGCCGGCTATATCGAGATCACGAACCTTAATACC